ACAAAATTCGGGTACGGGAGTGCCTTACGTAGCTCCTGTGCCTTCTGCAACAGACCCAGTGCAGAAGTTACGTATTTCTTCGCCTCAGTCGTTGATTGATACAGACTTTGAATATGGTACTCAACCTACCAAATGGGAATCTGTTGGTCTTCAAAACAACCGCCAGAGCACATACTTTTTTGCGCAACAGCCCAGAACAATTACTTCAATTATTGCAGCAACCAATATCGTAACTGTCCTTATGGCAGATACAAGCGGCTTTTCAGTTGGAACGCCAGTTTATGTTCAAAATTCTTTAGACCCACTTCTTAATGGTTGGTGGTTGGTATCCGAAGTTAATGCTAACTTAAACATTAAATACGTTATTACAACAAATACAGCAACCACTACTAACCAATATTCAGCTACAGGTACATCTTTGTACTTAGGTTATTTCTTTTCTAAGTGCGGCATTGAATTAACTGGTACAACAGCGCTTACATTTACTGGCTCAACAGTTACTGTAACCACTACGGGTGCTCATGGATTGAATAAAGGTAGTCTTATTTATATTGTTGGTACAACTGGTCCTAGTGCAGCAACAACAGTTAATGCGGCGCAAATAGTTGCAACAGTTCCTACTTACAATACTTTTACTTTTACCAACGTAAATGGAACACCTTCTACAACCATTGCCAACACCGCTGGAAATTCAAACCTTTTTGCTCGTCCATCTGGATATGTTGAGCCACGTTCATTTGACGGCGGTGTAGCGTTTTCTGCTGGATCTAGCGTACCTAGTCAGCAGTTAATTCGCCAAACAAGACGTTATTTCCGCTACCAATCAGGTAAAGGGCTTCAGTTTTCAACTGGATCGTCTTTAAAGCCAGCATTGTTTGTGTCTTCTATTGTTAACGCTTCTGGAACAGTTAGTGTAACTTGTCGTTTTAACCATAACTTAACTGTAGGCACGACAATTCAAGTTGCAGGTTGTAACCAAGGTTATTTTAATGGCACATATACTGTAGCGTCTGTTACAAGTCCAACTATTTTTACTTACACAATTACCACAAGTAATTCTGTTACCGCTACTGGACAATTTCGGGTTACTCCATTAACTTGGTTTGGTGCAAATAGTCGTATTGGTATGTTTGACCAACAAAACGGTATGTTCTTTGAATATGACGGCTCAACACTTTACGCTGTACTGCGTAATAGTACCAATCAAATTAGTGGAACAGTTACTGCAACAGTTAATTCAGCCGCTATTACAGGAGTAGGTACAGCGTTTTTATCTCAATTACAACCTGGACAATTTATTGTTATTCGTGGTCAATCGTATCGTGTAGTTCAAATTGTTAGCGATACATCATTGTCTATTAGCCCAGAGTATCGTGGTCAATCAACTATTGCCAATTGTGTTGTTTCTCAAACTATTGATTTACGTTTTCCACAGTCTCAGTGGAATATTGACAAATGTGACGGCACAGGTCCTTCTGGATACAACATTGACCTAACCCGTATGCAGATGTGGTACATAGACTACTCTTGGTATGGCGCTGGATTTATTCGTTACGGAGTTCGTGGTACTAACGGGCAAATTACTTATGTACACCAAATACAGAACAACAATAGACAGTATGAAGCCTATATGCGTTCTGGTAACATGGCTGCCCATTATGAAGTATCTGGTATTCCTCCACTTAGTTATTTAACGGCTCCATTAAGTGCGTCTACAACAACGCTTAGTGCTGCTATAACAGGCGTACAAACAACTATTCCCGTTGCAGATACAGCAGTGTTTAATCAAAGCGGTGGCGTTGCATCAATAGGCTCGCCTACTGAATATATTTTCTACGGAAGCACATCAACAACCTCTGGCGCTGGTAATTTAATAAATTGTGTTCGTGGTTTTGGTAATACAAGACCTGACGACCAAGCGGTTAGTGCAGTCATTACCCCGTCATCTTTTACTATTGCTAGTGCTGCTGGGTTCCCAACACCAGCCCAAACTCCTGCTACTTTAACTGTTGAAGTAGCGGCTGCAAACGGTAATATCGAGTATATAAATTACACCAACATTACTTCTTCAGGCATTGTTTGGGGGTTAACCCGTGCGCAAGCTGGCGGACAAGCTACTGCTCAAGCATTTGCAAACGGTGATGTAAGAACTGCTGTTGAGTTTGTTGCACCAGCCACTGTGCCAGCTTTATCCCATTGGGGTTCATCCGCAATTATGGATGGTAGGTTTGACGATGATAAATCGTTGATCTTTAACTATGGTACAAACCTGTTGACAACCACAACATCGCTTACTGCTCTTACTCCTATTCTTGCAATTAGGATTGCTCCAGCGGTAGATAACGGTCAAATTGGATTGATGGGTAACAAAGAAATTATTAACCGTATGCAGTTACAGTTGTTTGAGTTAGGTCTCATAACGGACGGTCCTGTGTTGGTTAATTTGATTTTGAACGGCACTACCACAGGTACATATAGCGGTTCATTTATTTCTCCTGTTACGATAGGTTTAGCTACTGGCGCATATACATCATCATTGGCTCAAGTTGCTCAAAATACTACTAACAGCGTAACTGTGGTTGGTGGTGAGTCTGTAGCGGCAGCGTTTACCAATACAACTGGTCAAACCACTTTGGACTTAACAGGTGTTCGTGACTTGGGTAATTCAATCTTGGGTGGTGGAACAACTAACACTCTGCCTACTACTCAACAAGGCGTTTATCCAGACGGTCCTGACATTTTGTATGTTTGCGTAGCACCGCTGACTGCAAGGGCAACCACTGTATATGGTCGTTTGTCTTGGAAAGAAGCACAGGCTTAATGTGGCTACTAAAAAGAAAACACCTTCTCTAGCAATAGGTCGTGGCGAGAAACTCCCAGTCTCGAAAGGGGCTGGGCTTACCGCTAAAGGTCGTGCTAAGTACAATGCGGCTACAGGTTCCAATCTAAAGGCTCCACAGCCCGAAGGAGGACCTCGTAAAAAGTCATTCTGTGCTCGTATGTCTGGAGTTAAAGGCCCAATGAAAGATGAAAATGGTAAACCAACCCGCAAAGCTGCAAGCCTAGCAAGATGGAAATGCTAAAATGAAAGATCCGTTTATGAACATGGACGAAGCAACAAAACACATAATTGACTTTGCTTCTATTGCAACCGTACTAGGAACCCTTGCAGATATGTTACCAGCTATTGCCGCTGTATTTACTATAGTCTGGACTACTATCCGCATCTACGAAACCAAAACCGTACAAGGTTGGTTAGGAAAAAGCAAATGAGTAATTTCGAAAAGAAAATGGGCAAGGCTTCGTTGGCTGCAATAACTGGAATTGGTACGGTTGGTGCTGGTGTAGGCATAGCGGAAAACCAAAAAAAGTATGAAGAAGATAAAAAACGTTTAGAAGAAAAGAACAGCTCTGATAAAGAATCTGGTGGTGGTAGCGAATCAACAGCACGCCCAAAAGCCATGAAAAAAGGCGGTTCAGTTAAATCGGCTTCTGCTCGTGCAGATGGTTGTGCTATAAGGGGTAAGACTCGTGCCTAGCGTAAGTAAAAAGCAACATAATTTAATGGCAGCCGTAGCTAAAAATCCTGCGTTTGCTAAGAAGGTTGGTATCAAGCAATCTGTAGGGCAAGACTTTTTAACTGCCGACAAAGGCAAAAAATTCAATGGAGGCGGTATGGCTAAGAGTGATATGAAAGAAGATATGGCAATGGACAAAGGCCAAGACAAAGCGATGATTAAAAAAGCTTTTGCACAGCACGATGCCCAAGAACATAAAGGTGGTAAAGGCACAACCTTAAAGTTAGCTAGCGGGGGTTCTTTCCGTAAGTCTGCTAATGGATGTGCTACCAAAGGTCTAACTAAAGGTACTATGGTCAAGATGAAGAATGGCGGAGCTTGCTAACATGAAAAAGAAAATGCGCAAGTATGGTGACGGTGGTGTAACTGAAGGACAAAATCCTCGTATTGACGATGAAACACGTACGCGTGCTATGAAGTTTGTAGAAGACGCTAGTGAAGAATCTCGTGATATTGGCGCTCCTGTAACTCGTTCAGCATCTAAAACATCTTCTAAAGTATCACAGACTTCAGCCCCAGCTAAAAAAGATAAAGAAACACCTGTTCCTGAAAGCAAAGAAGAATATACAGACCGTATGGAAGGTTTAACTAAAAAACAAGCTCTTGAGCGTGTTGAGCCAGAAGACTATATACCAGGCACTGGACTGTTAAAAAATATAGCGAAACGTGGTTTAAAAACTATTGGTGCTGATACAGTTAAACAATTAGAAAACAACGCCACTAAAAAACTTGGTTTTGATAAAGCTGGTGACTTAGCTAAAAAACGTGCTGCTCGCGCTGAAACAAGAGACACTGAAATGAAAGTTAATAATGCTAAGAATTACGGTATTGACCCATCTAAACCTGGTTCTATGTCTGCTATTAAGGCTTTGCGTAAAGATATAGGTGATGGTAAGTTCTCTATGAAAAAAGGTGGTTCAGTTAAGTCTTCACAGATGTCCAAAGCTAATGGTATTGCTCAACGCGGTCTAACTCGTGGAAAGATGTGCTAATGATGCCTTCTCGTGGAATGGGCGACATAATGCCTAGCAAGATGCCTAGCGGAACTAAAAAAGCCCGTAGGGATAATACTGACTTTACCCAATATAAAAAGGGTGGAGAAGTATGGGATAAACCACGTCCAAAAGAATTAGGTAAACCAAAGAAAATGAGTCCTGCTAAGAAAGCTATGGCAAAAGCATCTGCTAAAGCTGCTGGCAGACCTTATCCAAATCTTATTGATAATATGAAAGCGAGTAAAAAATGATTACTTTTAAATTAGACGACAAGTCTGCAGAAGCTATGGTTTCTGTACTAAACGCTGTGCATCCTGACGCTACCTTTGTCCAAGACATTACAGCACAATATATAAAAGCAACTACTGTTGTAGTAGAAGAAATCCCAGCAGAATTAATTAAAGTTATTGAAGAGCCTTTAGTAAACAAAAAAACTAAAGTTGTAGCTCCTGCTGCGAGTGCTTAAAATGAACTTTGCTATCACTTGGTTGTTTGATAAGCTAGGGTACATGCCAAAGATTAATTTTGAAGTAGGTAAAGTTGATATACAAACGACATGGCCTTTCCCTGTAGAATCAGAAAAACCTAAACCTGCTGTAAAAAAACCAGCAGCTAAAAAGATTGTAAAGAAAGCTGAAAAGATTGTAAAGAAAAAGGCTAAGTAATGAGCACATCTGGAGCAACAACGTTTAACCTAGACTTAAATAACCTTGTTGAAGAGGCTTTTGAGCGTTGTGGTTCACAGTTGCGTTCTGGGTATGACTTACGGACGGCTCGTAGAAGTTTAAATTTGCTTACTATTGAGTGGGCAAACCGCGGTATTAATCTGTGGACTATTGAGCAAGGTCAAATTAATATGGTTACGGGTCAGGGTCTATACCCACTGCCAGGCGATACCATTGACTTATTAGATACTGTTGTTAGACAAAATAACGGTTCTGCAAGCAACCAAGTTGACATCAATATTAGCCGTAT